GAAGTCAACCCTCGTCAAGGATATTATGTATCACAAGAAACATATACCAGCAGGGATAGTCTTATCAGGTACGGAGGAGGGGAATCACTTTTACGGTGAGTTTATTCCAGACCTCTTTGTTTATGGTGAATACGACAGAGACGCCATAGAACGGGTTATATCAAGACAGAGAAAGATTGTAGGTACAAAGGGAAAGAGTCCATACAACGGCGCTTTCATGCTCCTTGACGATTGTATGTACGACTCAAAGTTCCTCAAGGACACATGCATTCGTCAATGCTTTATGAATGGTAGACACTACAATATCTTTTTCATGTTGACGATGCAATATGTGATGGACCTCCCACCAGCCTTGCGTGCCAATGTGGATTATGTATTTATTCTTAGGGAAAACATCATACAAAACCGTGAAAAACTCTATAAGTCATTTTTTGGGATATTCCCCTCTTTTGATATGTTTTCTAAAGTGATGGATGCGTGTACGGAAAACTATGAGTGCCTGGTCCTCGACAATACGGTGAAGTCCAATAAAATTACTGATTGTGTGTTTTGGTACAAGGCGACCGTCAGGAAGGGATTTAGAGTGGGGAGTCCCAACCTCTGGAAACTGCACAAAAAAATGTACAACCCCAAATACTTGGATCAGAAGGAGGATGATGCTAAAAAGGCCACTAAGAAGACAAACCTTAAGATTACAAAGGCGAGGTGAGTGCGTCACTGACTTATGTCAAAAACATAGGACTATACTAAAATGGTGGAAACCCTTAGTCTCTCAGACAACGGCGAAGGAATGGTGCCACTCAATGATAATCCAACTACAAACTTTGTGAATGATTCTGAACCTGAAAAAAATGTGAGTCAAAATAAACAGACCATGGACTCCACTCCAATCAATGACCTCATGATGGAACCACCAATGATGATGGATGAGCCCAAGATGCAAGGCATGATGCCACAAATGACCGCCCCACAACCCCAGGGTGCATATGCTATGCCACAACAAGAAAAGAAGGCTCCAGAAAGCAAGAATCCATTCAATCTCACCGATGATCAAATGATTGCTCTCGTTGCGGGTGCTGCGGCTGCCATTGCTGTATCTAAGCCAGTTCAAGACAAGCTTGTCACTTCAATCCCCAAGTTCCTTAATGAACAAGGTTCTCGAAGCATGGTCGGCTTGGCTTCAACCGGTTTGGTTGCTGCTATTGTCTTCTACTTTGTGAAGGATCAAATTGTGAAGCCCTGATTGGCTGACTCCCATCCCATTTCACTGTAGATTAAAGAATCTATTCCAGTAAAATATGTTATAAAAGCTCCAGTCGCAAATAACGATGCGAGCAAGGCACTCAACTTAAGTGTCTTTCTCTTGTCCTTTCCGTATTCGGTTATAGCTTCTCTCGATTCACCCCAGAGACGATTTATGATAAATGTGAGTATCATGGTTATTATCGTTGTTGCCATGAAGAAAAGGCGATTCACGGCAAGTTGTGGAATACTTCCAACAGCGTAACGAATTACATTTGGTATAACTACAGTAATCCATAAAAGATTTACGTTATAATTAGAAGTCATGTGTGGAACCGTCGAGATGAGGTAAATGAATAGCCAGTAGACGATCGCCATCAGGAACACACTAAATGGCGTTTTCATTTTAGTATGTACCGAGAAGATTATTTATCCTGTATGTGCTGACCACAAAACTTTTTACGGTTCGGAATCTTTTCATAAATTCCCAAATTCACACACATGTCTCGAAGCTCGTTATAATTTTTCCAAAATTGGTCTGAGTGTGAATATTCACTTACCGTAGAATGTGTAAGTTCATGTAAAAGTACATGGAAGATTTCATTGGAGGAGCCATCAAGGCACACCGCAATTTCTTGTCCCTTATTTGTATTGTACCCAACTGTATCTCCAATAATCTTGTAAAATCCAGTTACTGGAACGCAGTGTGCAAGCATTTGAAATTTGGGGTGACCTGTGGAGGTGATGTGTTCACGGAGAATGCGATACTTCTCTTTGACATCCGTGAGCACCTGGGGTTCCTTGGTCTGGGAAAGTATCCATAGGTTGATGAACAAAAGTACAATGAATGCGATCATCTCTTATATACAAAGATAAATTTGCTATACAGTTCTGAGATTGGGTTGCCCGTGAGTCCCTTCCACAATTCTAATCTAAATCCCATCTCTTCTAAATGTGTCACGAGGAGGTCGCGATAGGCTATTGGCTCAGACTTGGGTCCATCGACATAGAATGGGGTATCCACCAGGTTCACGAATAACTTTTCTCCGTAACCACCATTGCCGTGACCCTTCATGAGGAAGAAATTACCCATCTGATCCTTGAAGGGTGTTCTAAATATGATCTTCTCTGAGTCTGGTATGATACCTATGAGCCTCCCACCGGGTTTCATTCTCTTTTTGATTTCCCTCAAAGAACTAAAAAACTTTCCGTGACTTTCAAAAATATAGTGAAGTGAAAAGTTGTAGCACACAATGTCAAACTTTCTATTTGGACAATCATGTATGTCACCCTCATAGAAGTTTACCCGCATATGCATATTTTTCGCGCGAGATCTGGCTTCTGTGAGGGCTGATGGCTCTGGGTCGCACATACTCATATTTGCCCCACACCTGTGCCATTTTTGAAGATCTCCACCAAAGCCACAACCCACATCCAGGATTTGATGCCCCTCGAGGGTCACACTTTGTATCAGTTCCCTCTTGGCATTGTTGTGATTCCGACGGATCTCTTCCATATTCTTCGAAGTTTCTATTCCTTTAACACACTTAGGAGCCTTTTATTCGAAATGTCCAAGTATTCCTTGTTAATTTCAAATCCAAGATAGTGTCTGTCACACATAACAGCTGCAACTGCTGTCGTTCCACTACCCATGAATGGATCTAAGATGGTCGCACCCTTTTTCGTAAACAATTGAATGAGATGTTGGACGAGTTCAACTGGTTTTACAGACAAGTGTGTATTAAATGAACCTTTTTCCTCCTTGGATGGTTTTTTCACGAGGAAAACTTTATCCAATACACCGTCTTGAGTAGTCATAACATTTGAAGGAAACTTGCCATCCACTTTAGTTTCGTCGGAAGTATTCAAAAGTCCTGTACCATATTTTTCAAAATTGTCAATGTATCGTCCTTCGACGGGCTTCACAGCGAGACACATAGGTTCGATTGCAGGTTTCAATTGCGGTGTTCTCCACCCATTACACAATTCTTTGAGAGACTCTTTCTCTTCGGGTGTTTTTGTTTTATCTTTCTCTATGATGTGATTTTGAGAAAATGCTTTCACTTGTGATTGTGTATATACCCACGCCATCATATCTCTAATTTCAAACCCGGCTTCTTCAACAGCCATTGTCATTGAATGATACAACCTTGGACTACTGAATGACACAAATGCACCACCCGGTTTCAAAACCCTAAAAACTTCACGCGCTACTTCACTGTAGAATTCGTAAAACTTTTTTGATTGTTTTCGGTCAAACTTCATACCTTTTGGTAGGTTTCCGACGATGGCCGAAGACCCCTTTTTGTCCAAGGAATCTTTGTTCCAGTCACTGCCGAGACCATCTAAAAAATATGGTGGATCTGTGCACACCATATCCACAGAATGTTCTGGGAGTTTTTTCATCCCATCGAGACAATTCAATAAATGAATTGTATTCATTACAAATAATTACAGTCTAAACTTTAACTTTGATGCGTTCAAAATTTTTATTGAACACATAGTTGTCTCTAAAACGAGCTTGTACAGGTGGTTGATAAAAAAGATTTTCCGCTTCATTACCCTTTGAAGCATCTAAGTGTCCTATCTGCCATCTAGATGGATCTATGCATATAATATGTGTAAATATCCACCGAATACCAGACAATTCATCTTTTAACCACTCATACACATCATCTCTCCATTGTAGTCGAAGATAATCTAATAAAATTTCACACTGTTTTTGTTTGTGTTTTACTTTTTGAAACCAGTATTTTTTGACTTCTGTAATTTGTTCGTCCCGGGTTCCATTTTTCAAAACATGCTTATCGACCGATATTCGTTTGGCTATATCACTCGCTTTGATTTCATAGGGGAATTTAAGTGAATAAAGTCCAGGCTTTGCATCGACGAGTCTAAGACGATTTCCACACGGTTTATTGAATGGTTGGATACTGTCCCTCGTAACGAGACCAACTTTTTTAAAAAATTCAGTCGTTTCGTGTGGAGTCACAAAGTGAGAACCTCCCCTATTCCCCGGCTGTGCAAGGAATGCGAGTGCCTGACCACCAACTGTAGAAATCCCTGGTAGACGAATATTCGAGTTTTTGGCAAACGCCACGAGATCACTTGGGTATTCGTACATCTTATGTGTGTATAATAACTCTTTTCTATATGACTTAGGTTAATGTGGCTTAAAGTTTTAGTATCAGTATAAAACATAAATCATGTCTCTCGAACAGGATTATACCACTGTTCCAGGCCAGCTTTACGCATGCCTCTCCGTCGTTGGACCGGAAGCTCCACAAAAGAATGACAAGTTTGGAATAAAAATTCGAGGTGCATTTGCTTCCCGTGACGAGGCTGCGGCACACGCGAAGCGTCTTCAAAAGGAAGACAGTACCTTTGATATCTATGTTGTTGACATGTACAAGTGGCTTCTCATTCCACCAGACCCACTTAAAATTGAAGATGTTCACTACCAAAATGAAAAGTTGGAGGAAATCATGAGTGGTTATAAACAAAACCAGTCCGAAGCTGCGCGTATGTTTAATGAACGAAAGCGCGATATGATGGAATCCAAGTCTTACATTAAACCTGGTGACGAAAACTCCATGTTCTATACTCGTCCAGATGAACCACCGGTCAGTCACCCAGCCGAAGTTCTTGAAAAGCTCAAGAAGGAGAAGCCCGAAGCCAGTATGGAAGACTTGGTCAAGGAAGCCGATGCCGTCGTCGCCGCTGAAATAGAGGAGCGACGCAAGTGGCGAGAGGCGCGGGATGCAGAGTCCACGGATGCCAAAATTGAAGAATCAAAGGATGACGGTGAACCAGAAGTATCATCTGCCCAATAATTTAATATTTACACTAAATATATGTTAGATATAATCATTACGATTGTTCTAACAGGCGCGTTCTTTATTTTGTTTTTCGAACCAAAATTCGTCACAAAAAACAAAAGAAAGGAGGAAATAGAAGAGTCGCATACAGCGCATGGATTTATTGAAGATACCAAAGACGCGTTTATAATGCCAAGGTATCCATCCCAATTAATGGAGCGTAATAGTATGGGTGATACCATTCCAATTAAAGGTGAGCCTAGCAACTTTACCGGATACTCAAGCATATCTGAGTATCACTGGTTGCATGGTTTTCCCCATAAAAAAGCCCAGTAAAAACACAGCGAATGCTATAATCCATACAGATTTATCGACGCTTGAAAAAAAGTCTGTCTTTTCCATGGGCATCTGATATGTTGGTGGTTGGAAGTACTGTTGAGGTGGTTGTTGGTAGTAATATTGTTCTTCGTCAATGGGCGAACTATCATCTTCGTGTTTTTCTTCCTCTTTGTGTGGAATGTAGTCAATTGGATTTCCTATATCGGTCTCCATTTTTCTAATATCGGTTTGTTTTTTTAAGTATCTTCTTCATCATCTTCATCGTCGACGACAAAGTCTTTCAAACTGCCTTCGTCTTCGTCGTCATCATAATCATCCTCACTTTCATACTCATCTTCTGTATCTATATCGGAGCCAATATCAGAATCGTACTCATCCGGTGCATAATCGTCTTCGAGAACGGTCTCTTCCGGTTGGTAAAACACCGGTTTCTTTATCTGCCTCCCAGACCTTGTTCGTGTATTCACCATTTAAATAAATAAAGACTTTTGTCTTTTAAGTATCTTTTCGTGAATTTCATCTATAAAGTCTGCATCGGCATATAACGCAAGCTCTTCTAGAGTATCTTGTGCTTTTTTATTATTCCCCTCTTTTTTGTGTACGAGATACCTTTTATATAATTCTGGATGCACACCAGAATACATGTGAAATGGATCAATTTCTGGTACCGTATCGATAGTATCATCTCGTGCCATTTTATATATCAGTAAAGCACTCACACCAATAAGAGCGAGTGCCATTCTTCTAATGTTGTGTTTTATTTTTTTTAAGAGCCTCTTTGACACTACCACTGAGTTCATGTGTTCTGGCGGTACTTTTTGTACATACTGGACACTTTTGTGTGATTTTTGTACCCTTGATGACATATGACATTGTACAGTCCTGGTGGTCACCCTTAATTGTCTCACAATAGGTTGAAGTTGTGAGAGCTGTGAAACTACCTTTCTGCTGTGTGATACTCACGACACGGGTTCCTTCTGGACACTTCATACACTTACGCATGAAAGACTCGAGGGGTCCCTTCACATCACACTGTTTAATTTGGGGTCGTTCCTCAAACTTTTTGATTTCTGGACACTTTTTGAGTTCTTCCTTCTTGGGATACAACTTCCCAACCACCTTTGGGGGGAGTGTGTGTTTGCGACCATAAAAGTCTTTACAGAAACCATCACGTCGTCCTCGAATCGTTTCACAGCGACAGAAACACTTTTGAGCGATACAGGAACCACTGATATGAAACCACACATGATTGGAACTGTGGGCTCTCTTGAGATTCTCACAGTATTTGGAATTGGTCGACACGAGATAGGTTTCCTTGTGTTTGAAGAGTTTTGTTACCACGGAGGTAGACTGCCCCTCCATATTCCTCTGTACAAAGTCTTCAATGAGACCCTTGAGTTCATCATTCTCAATTTCATCCCTCGTCTGAGCATCTGTAAAGGAACCCTCCTTGATGACGGTGGAGGGTGGTTCCACTGTGATGTGTTGTGGCTCGTCCGTCCGAATGGAGGACATTTTAAGGATATCCAAGTTTGGACCCGAATCAATCTTTGTTAATGTACTGAGTGGACCATGGTTATAGATAAATAGGGGCAAGTAGGCAACCTGTACAATCTTACCCTTCCCGTGGCACTCTGGACACCCCTGACCACCACACTGGGTGTGCTTTGCCATCTTGTGAGACCATGGCATACGGAATCCACTCCCTTTGGACTTTCTACGAACATCGCCATAGACTGCTGCGTCCACGATTTCATTCCAATCTGTACTACCCTTGGCCTTTGAGAGTGCCACGAGAATGTGTTCTCTGAGAGCAATGGCAGATGACTGATCTACGACGAAGCCTGGCCAATTGAGATGCACACCAGTTTTTGTGTATTGTCCGACCGTCTTCGGTGGTGACACGGAAACGAGACAATTCTTTCCGCCATGGCGTTTCACTTTATCACAAATAATCTTACAGATGTCTTGGATTTCGTCGAGAGTGAGGGAACGGGTATCCTTGTAGTCAATATCCACAAAGAAGTTGTACTGAGGACTCTTCTGTTCAACGACAAAGAGTTTTTCACCGGACTTGACAGCCTCTATATACTTCTCG